GGCAAGTATGTTGCAGCCGCATACAAGCAGCTTTCAATCAAGGGCACCAGCATTGAGGGATTTGATACAGATAAAAGTGTAAGCAAGACCCTACGCAAGCCCGAAGAAAAACTCAAAGAATTTGCCAAAGCAGGTAAGATTGTGTTGCGTAAGTTCTTGGAAGACATCAAGGCTACAGAAAGCAAGCTCAACGGTCGTATCAGCACAGACATTGTGCTATTGCGTGCAGAATAAGGAGAAATAAATGATTTTACAAGGAACAGCGGCTCAGAATTCCGGAAAATCCGGTGAACAACTCATCGCAGAGTATTTCATTGAAAAAGGGGTTGAAGTCGTAAAATACAAAGATTATCAATATTCTCAGCAAAAAAACGGATTTACCGCGGTCAAGAGTTATCCATATGTAAATCATTTGGGTACAAATTCAAGAATTGATCTTGCGTTGCTTCGGGATAATTCACCAATATTGGGTATTGAGATTAAAACTCAAGAGGTACCCGGAAGTGTGGATGAAAAACTGGCAGCAGTCGCATTGAATGGTAGAAGCAGTATTTTTCCAAAACACATATGTGCAGTATTGGGAAATCATTGGACTTATGGGCGTGGACAGCAGTGGGTGAAAAAAGTCAATGAAAGTATGTCCAATAATAAGTTTTCTATATTGTATTATGAAGAAGTTTGTTCTAAAATAGATGAAAACTTAAATACATCTATGAAAAAGAACAAAGCAGATAAAAAACAGTTAGCGTATATCGGAACTTCTCCGGGAGAAAAAAGAGATAGTGATAGTTGGTACACTCCGGCGAAATATGTTGAAAGCGCAAGAACAGTATTGGGTGGGTTTGAGCTAGATCCATTCTCTAGTGAAATTGCCAATAAAACTGTAAAGGCAGCTAGATACTTTACTGCCGAAACAGATGGTTTGGCGCAGGATTGGAAAACAGCAAATGAAAAAACTGTATGGATGAATCCTCCGTACGGTCCATTGATGAAAAAATCTATTGACAAGTTTATCTCAGAATTTGAAAATAATAATTTTGAATCTGGTATAGTACTATGCAACAATGCGACAGATACACAATGGTTTGCTAAACTTGCCACAAAGGCAAGCGCATTCTGCTTTACTAATCATAGAATTCAATTTGAAAACTTTGATGGAAAAGCCACTAGCGTGAATACCAGAGGGCAAGTGTTTGTGTATTTTGGTGACAATGTGGATAAATTCGAGCAAGAATTTAAGAAATATGGTCATATCATGACAACGACACAATAACCAAATCGAGTAATCTAAGTGCCCTGCTAATAAATACCATATTAGTAGGGCATTTTAATGAGCGATTATTCGATACCAAATTCACAGACCAGCGTTGGAAACTTAAATGTTTTCAACAGCTTACCAACAAGCACACTCTATAACCCAAATACTGGTACTGGGGCAGGCTCAATCGCATTTGATGCATCAGCACTGCCCACAAGTGATGCTCAACGAGCCAACATCATTGACTATATTCGTATGCGTCTAGCTGACGGTATCGTTGATGTTGAACTTGAAAACGAGCACTACAATATGGGTATCAATCAGGCCTTGATCAAGTATCGTCAAAGAGCCTCAGCCAGCACAGAAGAAAGTTATGCGTTCCTAGACTTGCTGCCAGAGACACAAGAATACATCTTGCCAAAAGAGATTATGAACGTCAGAGCAGTATTCCGTCGTGGTATTGGTAGTGTGACTGGTACAACTGCAAGTCAGTTTGAACCATTTGCCACTGGCTACTTGAACACTTATATGTTGACAGCGGGTCGTGTGGGTGGTCTGACCAACTACGAACTGTTCGTTGACTATCAAAAGTTGAGTATGAAAATGTTCGGGGGCTTTATGAACTACACATTCAACAAAGCAACCAAGAAACTCACAATCGTTCGTAAAATGCCCTATGGCTATGGTGGAGCAACTGGCTTTGACAATGCTCAGAACCCATTCGAATCAGTCTTGTTGTGGATTGATAACGTCAAGCCTGACAGTATGATTTTGGGCGATGCCAGCAGTTTCCCTTGGATCCAGGAATATGCTTACAGTTTCTGTAAGATGATCTTGGGTGAAGCCCGTAGCAAGTTCTCACAGATTGCTGGTCCACAGGGCGGCACTAGTCTGAACGGTGATGCGCTTAAAGCAGAAGCCAAAGAAGAAATGGCCAAGTTGGAGGACGAAATCATCAAGTACGTAGAAGGTTCAATGCCACTGACTTGGGTAACTGGCTAACCGTAGCTCTTGATTTTTATAAATCTACAATGTTAAAATGCTCTCTATACGAGGGCATTTTTTATGATTATTGGCATTTGTGGATTTATCGGAGCAGGCAAAGATACAGCAGCAGACTATTTGGTCAACTTTCACGAATATCGCAGAGAAAGTTTTGCCAATACTCTGAAAGATGCAGTCTCAGCAGTGTTCGGTTGGGACAGAACCATGCTTGAGGGCAGAACTAAAGAAGCCCGAGCGTGGAGAGAAGAAGTTGATACATGGTGGGCAGAACGACTCGAAATGCCACACTTGACGCCCCGCTGGATTTTACAGTATTGGGGCACAGAAGTATGCAGACAGGGCTTTCACGATGATATGTGGATTGCTAGCCTAGAAAACAAACTACGCAAGACACAAGACAACGTTGTGATCAGCGATTGCAGATTCCCCAACGAGATTGCAGCTATCAAAGCACAGGGTGGCAAGATTATCTGGGTTCAGCGAGGCATTACCCCACATTGGTACGATGTAGCAAGTCTGGCAAATCGCGGAGACACTAAAGCTAAAGAATGGCTCAAGTCTGAGGGTATTCACGCCAGTGAATATAGCTGGGCTGGAACTTGCTTTGATGCTATCGTAGACAACAACGGTACTATTGACAGTCTGTATCAACAACTCAGAAGTCTGGTGTTAGCGGACCCTGTCTCCAAGCAAGTTTTGATCGATAAACTTCCTGACAACAGTTTAAGCACACAGTCTTGAGATTAAAGTGATTGTTGTTTCGTAGATTCCCATCTAGATAGAACACAGCACTCTGTTCTACTGGGAACTTGAACTTAAAGCCGCATTTTTCACAATGCGGTTTTTTTCTGTAGCCTGCTTTAAACCAAGCTGCTACTTCTTTGTGCTTCTTGCCAGCCCTCTTACATACATCACAAACACGGCGATAGTGCTGAGCGCCGTTCTTATCAACATAGTTATGTGCTACTGGTCTGGCATTGCAGACTGGACAAATCTTTCTTTCCATATTGTATTTACGCTATTCTTCGCAAAGAGCATCGTAGAACACCAAAAAACAGCATATTTTATAAATATCTTTATATTAGAAGGAAGATTACTATGGCATTAGTATCACCAGGTTTGAGTATAACCGTTACAGATGAGAGTCAGTATATCAGCAATGCAGTCGGAACAGTTCCACTGGTATTGATGGCTACTGCACAAGATAAAACAATCAATGGTTCTGCCGCAACAGGCACCTCAAAAGCAAATGCAGGCGCATTACAGATTTTTGGTAGCCAACGTGAGTTGAGCACAGCGATGGGATATCCAATATTCCAACAAAGTTCAGCTGGTACTCCATTGCACGGAAACGAATTAAACGAATACGGTCTAATGGCAGCTTACAGCGCATTGGGCGTAAACAATCAATTGTACGCAGTTCGTGCTGACATTGACTTGAACGAATTGCAACCAACTAGCGTTCGTCCAACAAGCGCAGTTGCAGATGGTACATATTGGTTTGACATTGCAGACACAACTTGGGGTATCTATGAGTGGAGTGCTGACACACAGACATTCACACAAGAAACTCCTATTCTTGTTACAAGTAACGTACAAGTAACACAGGCAAATACACAGGGTATCTATACTGGTGGTTCTGGTGGTGTTTATACTCCACTTCCAAGCGTTGGTAGCATCGGTAACTACGCAGTTGTCACAACTGACGGATACAATCGTGTATTCTACAAAGCTGGTAATGCAGTAAGTAGCGGTCAATATGGTCAATGGTCTAGCTTCGCAGCCAACGTTGGCTACAGCAACGGCGCACTTTATAACAAGTGGGTCTTGGTTGGTACTCCTGAATGGCACGCAAGCCACCCAGCAACAACTGGTACAGTATCAAGTGCTAGTTTGACATTGCCA